AGCCAATAATACTTTCAAAATAAAAGCAAACGGAATTAGATTAAAATAATATGGCAATAATACCTTTCAACGTTAGTGTGAGTGATTTTACAATAACTAAAACAGGAAGTCTTGATAATATTGTAAGTATTATTGAGTCCGAAGGATTTTCTGGGATAACACAAGATCTTTCAGAAGTAAAAGTTGATTCATTTTACGATGACTCGAATTCATACTCTAGAGATTTAAGATCTGACAAGAAAAAAATTGTTTCATTGAAGGATTCTTTGGAAATACCTAAAGAGGGTCATTCTTTTGATGAAGGATTCGATAAATCTTACAATTCTCCAGATTAATTTACTATTTAAAATAAACAAAAACAAAAAATATGGCACTGAGTAAAAGCTCCTTGTTGGCATTGTTAACAGCCAACCTTCCAGACAACAGTAATAAGCAAATTAATGCGAAAAAGTTAAGGGACACTTTAACTGAAATTATAAACTCGGATTATAATTTAATCGACAATTATGATTTAACGAGATTAAGTGAACACACTTTAAAATCCTACCGAGTAGGTGAATGTGCAGTTGTTTCTGGTATAATTTACCAAGCAAATGTACAAACGACCCCTTCTTCTTTCGTTCCAAGTGAATGGACTGATATTTCTGTTTCATTAGGATCTGTATTAAGCGATTATTTGCAGAAAACAAATGGGTTAGAATTCGACAATGGGAAGTTAAAACAAACAATTCCTACGGATGGTAGTTTAATAGGACTTACTTCTGGAGTTTATAGTATTGAAGGGGCCTCTAGTAACTTTGGTTTAAACCAAGACTATCCAGTTGCAGGAAAGGCTACATTAAAAGTTTGGTCTGGAAGCACATTAGGAAACACAATACAAGAATTTATATTAGATTCAAATCCTTCAATAGAATATAAAAGAAATATATCGGGGGATTGGAAAGAAATTAAAACTGATTTTACTGATTACACATTTTCTTCTGGATTAACAGAGAACAATGGTTCAGTTCAATTAGGAGGTACTATCAACACTGTTGTGTTGTCACCTGAGAATTCAAGCTCTGTTTTCCATGTAAACGGACCTCTTTTAAGGGCTTCTGGGGGACTAGAATCTACTGGAGGGTCAAATGTGTTTAACGTTGATTCTAATGGGATAGAGATGAACGTAGGTAGCTCATTTGTAATGTCTGGACTTGATGAGTTGCAGTTCAAAACAAACCAATTTGTTTTAGTTACTGATGCTACAACTGGTGAAGTAAAAAAGATTAATTCTAATTTATTTTCAGGGACAACTGCTACCGAGGTGGAAAATGGTTTGTCTCTTTCAGGTGATAAAGCTGTATTGGGCGGATCTTTAACAGGAGACACTATTATTGAAGGGGGTTCTGGGGAATATACTCTTGGAATTGATTCGGTTAAAAAGTTTGAAGCAAAAGCTTTATTTGGTGCTTCTATGAAAGTTGAGGATACAATCAATGGAATGTATGCTGAAATGAAAACAGGTGATTCAAAATTAGAGCTTTCTTCTTCTGCAAACGATAGAGTCGTATTGGCATATAATTTAAACAAATTAAAATTAGGTGTAAACGGTACCATCTTGGAAGATGCAGGCGGTTCTTCTTTAACTTTAGATGATGAAATTACTATCGAAGATGTTTCTGGTAATAAGTTGGTTATTGATCATGCTACGACATATACTGATGCCAATAATGGGACAGGTATTGAATATGCCGCAGATTATTCTTCAGGTTTTACTAGTAGGTCTTTGGTTGATAAAGCTTATGTAGACGCCAACTCTGGAGGTGGAGGAGGTGTTGCAAATGTTACTGGGGCAACCAATGGACTAAACATTCAATCGAAGAATGTTGGGTTGGGTGGTGCCCTGACTGAAGATACAAATATTGATGCCGATCAAAATGAATTTAATATTGAAGATTGTTCTGAGTTTAAATTGACTAGAAAATCAGGTGCGGATGACCTTCAATCAATAGAGACTTCAAATTTTAGTTTAAAGCTTAGAGCAGAAGACACTTCTGCTAATTCGGATTCTCAACTAACTCTTTCACCTTATTCGCCATCAGAATTATTTAATTTATATGGACGAAAGACTGGTGATTATATAGTTGGTATTGTTGGGGAAGGAGATAATACAAACCCAGAATTGAAATTTAATATTTCAACAAGCAATAGCTCGAACTTTAGAATAAGTGCTACAAAAGAAGGGTTTAAATATAACTCTAATTTTAATTCTTCTGGACCAGCAGCACATGGAGATAGATGGATTACAGATAAAGGATATGTAGATAATGCAATAGCCAATGCTGTGCCGAGTGCTACAACATTCACAAACGCAAATAACCAATCAGGCACTTATACTTGGAATGTAGCAGCTAACCCTAAATTAAGATTAACACAAACAGGAGATTTAGCTATCACTATAACGAACCAAGTTAATGGTGGTGAATATATACTAGACTTGTACAACGATTCTACCGATGGACATGTACTTTCTTTTACAAATACAATGAAAGTTGGTAATGCTTCTAACGGTGCTATTGATCAATCAAGTTTGGCTAATGCTAATGACTTACATACAATAATATATAATGGGATTGATTTTAAGATCAACACAGGATTATATTACAATTAAAATTAAAAGAAAGAAATATGTTCGGAAGTTTAAATAATGGCTTAAGACTAAAAATACCTAACAGGTTAAATAACACTGGTGTAAATATAAGAATTACACAAGAGACCAATGTAGCTGTTGGAATGGTTAAACATCCTGCTGAAGGAGTATGGAAAAGAATGCAGCAAGGTGGAACGACATGGAGTGGAACAGCAGGTGATAATGATGGCTATATAGAATATAAAATAAATAAACCTACACTATTCGATACTTCAAGCAACACTCTCAATAGTGGTGATACTGAAATATGGGATGAAGGTATTTTAGACCTTTCCAAGGCTGTATTTTTAACTTTAATAGAAGCCGATAGAATATACGTTAATGCTGACAACGTAATATTACCAAAAATAGTTAAGCCTTTAAGGGAATTTACAAACAGTAATGTTGATAATATATTTACAGAAAACAGTGTTTTAGATTTTAGACCTTTCGGTTTTTATGATAACTTCGATGGAAATATAATTAACACAAATAATATGGAAGATCTTGGATTGGCTGGATTCATAATCCCTAGTTCAAGTACCAACGAATTTCTTAGAATATCCCAACAATATAATAATTATTCTGAACTTCCAACTGAAGCAAAAACATTTGATCTTAGAAATTACACTAGTTTTAACGGTTTGTTAAGCTTATCTTTTTCTGAATTTGATGATTTTTATTTACCAACTACAATACAAAGTGGTTTAACACCTAATTTAGAAATACTTATAAGAAACCTTACTGTTAATAACGCAACTAGTGATGTATTGGATTTGTCGCATTTATATAACTTAAAAAGATTTGTAGCTAATTTCAATTCTGCTACTTATAAGGAATTTATATTTCCTACTGGTAATACATTTGTTGAAAATATTTCTTTAAATCAAAGATCAGATATTACTAAATTTGATTTTAGTAATGTCAATAACGTATCGGACTCACTTACAATTGATTTGGTTTCTACGAACAATTTAACAGATGTTAAAATAGATACAGATTATCAAAACATACAAGAAATAACTATACAAAACATTAGAGATACAAGTTGGAGTGGTGTTGATAGAGATTTTAGTTCAGCTACTTTCTTAGATGATTCTGAGTTTAAATTGGGATTATCTTCTACTATATCACAGGGTGGTAATTTAACTGTTAGTAACTCTGAAAAAAGTAAAATGAGAAGTTTTTCTATTGTCAACTTTGATTTAAGTACACAATCACCTTATGATCTAACCGATCATAGTTATAGTGGAAATAACCATACTATAATTCTTAATAGATGTTCATTAACAAGTGTAACAATGAATAATTCTATGCCTAATCTTATTTCTTTAAACCTAAATAATAACAATTTAACAGGGAGTGTAGATTTAAGTAATTTAACGTATAACAACGATGCTGTAAGTGCTGTTAATGGTGTTCAATTACAATTAAACAATAACCCATTAATTACATCTTTGGACATAGATGATTTAGTGTTGCGAAACGTAGAAATGGCAGGAATAGGTTTAACAGCTTTGGATTTATCTACAAACACCCTTAAAAATAACAGATCAAGGTCAAGCACAGCTCAAAGGTTTCAAATACAAGACTCTTCAATTCAGACTATTGCACCTTTTGGAACTGTTGATGGGGCTTTTTCTTTTATTGATGTCCATGATTCAGATTTACTTACATTTGATTTAGCTACAAACAGCAGTTGGCTTGAAGGGGTTTTACCTAATGGATTGACACCATTGGATGGTCTAACACCTGTATATCATATTCAATCATTAATATTTGGTGGTGGAAATTCAAATAAAGATTTTGAGTTAATAATGCCTGATCACACAGTGAGTGATGATTATAGTATTAGAGATATTAATTATGCTTCAACTAACCACATAAACAATAAAATTATTGATTTAAGGGCTTTTACAAGTATTCCATCTAGGCAAATAGTTATGCAAAACAATTCGGTTCTTACAACTATACTTATGCCGACTAGGTACAAAAGTGTAGGTACAGGTAATCACACTGCTCAAATATTAACTTTTATTAATAATAAGAGACTTGTTTATAATAATTGGTATGCTAATTACACACAAGAAGAATGCTTTCATGTAAACACAAACCTTAGTAATAACAGATTTGGTGCTAAAACTGTTAATCAAATATTGATTGATATTTTAAATAACCCAAACAGAAAACCTATTACTATAAATTTAACATCTAACACCCCTGTATTGGATGTCCCAAACAAAAACTCAGGGATTGAAGCATTGGAAGTTTTAACAGATGAAGGATTTGTTATTACCACAGACTCTTTTACAGCGCATGAATCAGAGATGACAGGTGATGATGTTTTAGTTGGAGAAATTAAAAGTGAAAATACTAATATATACGGTCAAATAAAAACCGATTCTACAAACAATAACTATGTGTCTGTAGATATGAGAGTTAACCCAGATGAATTAGCTTTTGATAATTCAAATGACGATAGTGTAAAAATACATAATGAAACAGCTTGGGATACAACTAATGATATTGGTAGGTATATTGAAATAACTTTCACACCTACAGGTATATCAGGAATTAACACAGATAACAACGTATTAATTGGACAATCTACTTTCTATAGATCGAGATTGGTTTTTAACTCAACAACATTTAGCATAGTTGGAGATAATGATGTTAGTATTCCATTTTCATGGTCGCCAGTTAACAACACTGAATACACAGTAAGAGTTGAACTTGTAGGTGTAGAAACTTTTGAACTGTTTATTGATGGTGTATCTTTAGGGACTAACACGATAAATTCAGGTGTGATTTTTTGGCTTGATTTGCTAGGAAAAAGAAGTACTACACATTCACAAGGTTTCAATGGTGTAATTAGTAAAGTTAAAACTAAAGACTTTATATTCAACTTTGAGGAAATAGGCAACGATGTTATAATCCGTAATGATTATATCAAAGATGTAGTTAGAGCAACGGCTGGTGAGATCGCATTAGATCAAGCAAAAATTGATTATGTTGATTTGAACAAATCTTTTGATTTCCCAATAGGGTCATATATCGAATATGAATTCCAACAAGTAGAATTAGGGGATTCACCAAGACATTTAATGGATAAAAGTAAAAGTTCTGTTGGTGTTATAAATGATGCTACAACTCTACAAATACAGGATGATGGATCCACTAACAGAGTTGTTTTTACTTCTAATGTAAGTGATGGGAGTGTTTATAAAATTCGATGGGAGAGAGAAACAGATTTAGATGTTAGACTTTATGTGGATAATGTTGATTTAGGAGTTCAATCCTTTACGACATCACCTACTAATTTAAATTTTGATCGTATTGGAAGACTTGCTACTTTACATACAGGTAAATTTATTTTAAAGTACATGGATTTAGATGGAGATATCTTAAATTTCGATGAGTCAAGTGACTCTAGGTTTGTACAAAACAGCAATGTTCAAGATGTTTGGTCTATTTCTAATAACTTAAAGCTAGATTCAACAAAAGACTTGCGTATTGAATTCCCTAGTGATAAACAACCTTTAACTAGTAATAATGGTTATGTGGAATTTAAGTGCAAATGTCCTCTTTGGAATAATAACAAGAGCAATGTTCTTACTGCTGATAACTTTGGATTATGGATGCCAAAAGAAACAAGTTTTTTGTTAAGAACAGAAAACAATTCAGAAAGCATAACCTTCAATTATCCTACTCTTAGTTTGGCTGCTGACACATACTATACATTTAAAATAGTGAGGCTACATGCGGAAGATGCGGTCAATACCTTTGAATTATTTATAGATGGTGTTAGTCAAGGGACACAAACATTCGTAGCTAGTTCTAGTAATTATGCGGTAGATGCTATCGGAAAAGGCTCTGGTCACACAGTTAATGGATTTGGTAGCTCAAATGCTACGATAGAGTATGTGGATATAAACGGTGAGTACTACGATATGAGTGAAGGACAAGGTGGAACTATTTACAGAAGATAAAAAATAAAAATATGACAGGAATAACAGAAAGTTTTCGATTTGTTTTGTATAACTACGAACTTTTAAGTGTGGTAAAAAATGAAGAAAACAGCATAACTCACTTTAATAGCAATACATATTGCGTGTTAGTTAGTTCAGAAGCAGTTGCCAGGGATAACTTCGGTGTTACAGGAATTTGTTCCACTGAAGAGGAATGGTTACATTTTGAGCAATTGCTTTCATCGGCAAAAGGAGAAATTTACGAAGAAGAAGAGGAAGAGATTTAAAAAGCTCTTTTCTTTAGATATTTATGTTAAACAATAAAATAAAAAAATATGCCACTAGGTAACTTTAATGCATCAAGTGTTAATTCAGATCAATATTATCTTTCAGGTAATCCAATCGAATTTGGATCCAGCTGGTCGGGGTTAACTGGGGAAATAAATTCAAATACCGACCTACCTTTTGAAGTGGGGTCTGGTGGTACCCAAACTAATAAGTCAGATTTAGAAGTTTTATCTGGTAGTGTAATAACAAATAACCTTGTTATATCTGGAGAAACAATAGATTTTAATGACTTGGAAGTTAAGTGGGGTAACTTATCAGGCAATGTTTATGATCAACAAGATTTAACTCCTTTTATAAGTGATGTAATTGTCAATGGTAATTTGCCAATAAATGACTTCGGAAATAACTTTCAAGTGGTAAATAATGCTATTGAGTATTATGGTTGCGATATTATCTTAAAAACGGGCATTTACAATACAGTAGAAATCCCTTATAAAAATAGAAGTATAAATTCTGGAAACGGAAATATATTTATTTTCATATTAGACCAGGATGATGTCACAATAGGATATCAGAAATTATTAGTAGGTACTGGTGGGAGTAATGAAGGTGTTTTAGAAGTAATTTTTGATACTCCGATTAACATTAATTCAGCTGGGATTTATCAGTTTGTAATAGGAAGAAGAAATTTTTCATCAAATACAAAAAGAATTGATTTTTTCCACAAAGACATAAACAGCTCTGCTGGTAGCGTGTGGATAGCTTATGGTAATTCCAATGCATCATTAAATACAAATGATCCAAGTGCTATTGATTGGTCAACGATAAATAAACAGAACTTCAATAGGATTATCAAATCATTAATATACAAATCATAAAAAATGTCAAAAATAAAAAAAATTTACACGGGTGACTCAAATAACTTTAAAGGTTATAGTTATGATGCTTTATCTGATAAGCTCCCCGAGTTTGAAGGCCTAAAAATTAACAACACTGAATTATTAACAGAAACAGATGGTACATTGACCATTATAAACAGTGATGGTGTCGTAAAAAATGTTTTAACACAAGATGTAACTACTGGTTCGGAAAATGCAGATGTTAAGATAATTAACACTAATTTATCTATAGAAACATCTGCAAATGCTTTTCAGCCTTTGCAAAATGAAACGATAACATCTACTTTAAACGAAAACAAAGGTAGGTATATCATACAAGTTGATTTTGAAGTTAACGATAACACTCATATTGAAGAGTATCGAGCTATAACTGACTCTGGATTAGACAATTATAGAGTTCAAGTTTATGAAATAGCAACTTTAGAGCCTAGTGATTTATCTAGCTGGAATAATTTAGGTAGCTACTGGAGAACAAAACAAACTATATTCCAAACTAGAACAAAAAACGAAGTTCTCTCTGAAAGGGGTTTATTAAGTGGGGACTATAATTTATCTGCCAGTACTGTTAGTTTAAACTTATTGCCTAAAGGGTTGTCTTATTACGCTGGTAAAAAGTACAGAATGTTAATTAGTGCTGATAATGAATTTACTTTAAAAGGTTCTAATTCCATTCCTGACCCTGTAAATGGAGGCACGCAAGGTTTCCCATACGTAGAAAGAAGCTTTAGAACATTCAGTACAGCGACTATTGTAGATTCGGAAACCGTAAGGGAATCTGCATTAAGTAATTATGATTTATTTGTTTGTCCTACTTATACAGGCGGTAATTCAGATGGAACAGCTTTAAAACCTTATATTAATTTAGAAACTGCAATAGCAAACTCAAATGATGGGGATTCTATTTTAGTTGATGGTGTTAATATAATTAGTTCTGAAATTGTACTACCACATTCATTATTCTTTTATGGTACAGATCAAGCAGAAATAAAATTTGCTTCTTATAATGCTACTAATGGTGACATATTTTCTTTTGAAGGAGATAATACACAAAAGTTCTTATTTAAAAACTTAAGATTCGCAAACGCTGGAGGATATGGTCTTTATATCAAAAAGACATTGCAAACCAAAGTTGTGGATTGTACAATAACAAATTGTGGATGGGACGGTACACAGTTGCATACAATAGCTTCTAAGAGCGTTACAGGTATTTATGGATATGATTCTACCCAAGCAGAACTACAAGCATTTTGGGCTAGTTCTAGCACCTCTGATGGTGGGGCTATGCGCATACAAGAAGCTACACAAGTAGAAATCATAAACAACAATGTAAGCAAAAATCTTAGAGGGATTAGACTTCAAGATTGTGGGGTTGGTGGTTATGGCTTTGTTACTCGTAATGTTTCAAGCCAAAATATCGAATCAGGAATTTACTTAGCAGCAGGTTCGACTTATTACGGATGTCAAAATATAATCGTAACTATTAACAGTTCTGCTTATAATGCTAACAATGGTTTGTTGTGTATCGGTGGTATTAATAACAAGTTTTCACAGAATGAGGTAAACGGTAACTGGAATGCTGGTATGTGTGGATGGGGTTCTGCAAACTTAACTTTAAGAGATTGCGGTTTATATGACAATAACAGAAGTACTTATAATGGAATTGGTAATACAGGTGATGCCAAGGCGAGTATTCAGATTAACGATGCTTATAATTTATTAGGTACAGCAATCACCTATAACCCTGCGTTTAGATTTATTGCTGAAATTTTAGATACGCAAGTACATTACACAGGTTTGGGATCTAATACTGAGAAGATAGGATTCTTAATTACTAGTGGTGTTGGTGCTATTGCAGACAATGCAAAGAATATAATTAAAGTAGATGACGTAGGATTTATAGGTCAAGATTACGCTATCGATTTTAGCGAAGTTGATTTAACTAACCTTAGAGTTTCATTAGGTGATAACTCTTACCAGTCAATTGGATTAAAAGCTGTTAAGGCACCATTATCGGGTAATTACTCTGAATTGCCGTTTAGTAACCACGTGATGGAAGTTCCTGAAGTGGATGTCGTAGTTGATACATTAAAACAAACTATTGCTTTGCACGAAGGAGTTGGTGGCAATGTAATTAATGTTTATAATACAAATGAGCTGCAATCTGTATTAAAAACTAACTCAGTAGATATTATACAGAAGTCAAGTGATAAAATACAACTTAGAGATTTAACTTTAGGTAATGTTTATATCAATGGAGTTGTAGCAGGTTCAAATATTAATACAGTGAACGATAGCTTAAACGGTGCATTTAGTATGGACTTGACTGAATACAAAGAATTTATTGAAACAGAAGTAGGTGTTATCGGTGGAGGTACAACTAGTGCTACATTCTATTACATCGAAAGCCCAGACGGTACTTATCATTATCCTTTATTTAAGACAGAAGCAGAAGCTGATCAAATAGATACTGATTTAGGCGGCACAGGAAGTAGTCATACACATACTTACGTAGATGATTTAACTAACACTACTTGGTATATGCCTGATGTTTCTAATCACATGAATAGTAGTGTAATGCCAGTTAATGGCTTGTACACTGCTCCTAATGGGGGAACTGCACCTAATGTAATCTGGAATATTCAAGTTACTGATGTAGATACTAATTATACACCTACATTCACAGACCTTACTTTTACAGTTGCCGAGCAAAGTGCTGTTAACTTAGTTTATAAACCTGCTGGAGATACAGATACTTATAACGTAACTGGAGTACCAACAGGCTATGCAGACACAGGATATGCAATTGTGGGAACTGCTGAAACTATTACTGATGGTATTGATATAGTACATACATTAAGTGTGACTAAGGCTAATGCTTTTGGTAGTGATACTGGTACTATTACTTTTACAGTGACAGATGACCCTTCTAACAATGTAAGTAATAATTCAACTAATTGGACTAAGGCCTTACATTTTGGACGTGGTGGTGGATATTCGGCAGCTTCACATTTAAGACAAGTTCACAACCACCAAGACTTCAATGTTTTGAGACATAATGGAACTAGTACTACTGTTGGGTTACCTGACCAAGCAGGAATGATGGCACGTAGTGTAGCTGCTAGACCTTGGGCTACTTCTGTAGTGTTTAAAGCAGATGGAAATAATATAAACCAACACATTTGGCAGCAAGGAAATGGTAGTGGTGGTAACGGTAATCATATTTACCTAAGACTTAATTCAATTGGTAAACTATACTTTGGCTGGGGTAAAACTGGTGTTGGTGTTAATGAGTGTTTAATAGCTACAAATATATCTTCATCTACTTGGTATGGTGTTTATATTGCTTCTAATGGTGCAAGATTAGCAGCTGGAAATAACCAATACGCACAGAGTCCTTATCAAGCTGCTGATGTTAATTTAGCTGCTTCATTTGATATTAGAATAATGAGTAGTGCTGATAACTTTGCTAGTGTAGGTTCAAACTTATCTACTGCATCTAATTGGGTTTCTACAGGTATTGCAACTTCGGAATCTACAGGAGGTAGTTTTCATATTGGTTCTGCAAATGGTCAGAAGTACTTCTACGGTAAAGTAGCTAGTATGGTTGTAACAGCTTTAAGAATAACAGAGTACGCTAACACTCAAATCCCTATGCCTAGTGATGCTGAAATTAAGAAAATGATAACTGATCCGAAAGGTTGGGAAGATGATTACAGAGATGGTGAATTAGTTAGAAGCTATGTTGGCGTTAATACAGGTACTTATACCCCTAATGATTATGTGCATGGTTATATTTCGAATATGATTTATCTAATGGGTGATGGTACTAATGACTCATTCGGTAATGGTATTAGAAATCAAGTTAGACCTGGAGAACAAAACATTGTTAAAATGCAACTTAACAATATGATTTCTAGCGATATAGTGAATGTAACAATTCCAGGATTAAGTTAAATTAAAACATAAAAACAAAAAAAAGCCAGTAATTAATTTTACTGGCTTTTTTTGTTTAATTCTGAAAATAAGCTTCAACCAACTTATTCATCGAACACATCTCTGAAATTTCATGGTCGGTAAAAAAATGTTTTTCTTTATATCCTATGGTTACATAACCAATCAATTCATGGCCTTGCCATATAGGAAGATAAATAATCGATTTCAACTTTGTCTTTCTGTAAATATTTCTTATTGAAGGGTCTTTGTGTTCTTTAATGTCATAAACATAAAAAAACCCTTGTTCCATTGTCCTATGAATATAGGTGGCGTAAGGGTATAATGGCATGTCAACATACCTTTGCTTTATAATAGAACTTCGTTGAGCTTTAGCAATTTCATCAGCTTTCATTAGGTGGATTCGATTCAGAGACGTGCTTCCATTGTGGATAACCCAAGCTGTAACCGATTCAGAGTTAAACTCTAATCTTAAACTTTCACAAACCCTTTTAATTTGGATTGATTTTGAAAGATAAACCTCAAGCTTATTTTCCTTTATATCAAGATATTCTAAGGCTAAATCCTTATTCCAAATACCAATACACAATAAAACAGATAGAACCATGATAAAACCAACCTTTGATTTCTCATAAAGATCCTTAAATTTATCTACAATTTTTAAAATACTATCCAATACCATACATACGTTTATTGTAAATAATAAAAAAAAAGGTCTAATCTACACTAAACCAATTCTTTCCATCATTTTATCAATTTCTTTTTCAACAATCAAATCAATTGCCTTGGAGTCTTTTGGGTCTAAAGCAGATCTTTTTGGCATTTTGTCAGTCCCTTCTTCATGATATCCAGAGTAAAGAGTACTATTTTGTATAGTAAAGCCTTTTCTATTCGATTTAAATTGAAAAGACCTTTTCATTCTGCCTGTCTTATTTAAAAGAGGATGTTTTTTATCATCTTTACGTGGAGCCCATGGTCCAACTTTTTCTTGTTGTTGCTTGTTGAAAAACTTCATATAAACTCTCCCTACACGTTTAGAAATGGAAGCGTTGGTCCGCTTCCAAGTACTAGTTTTCTTTAATGCGGATATTTGTTTATCGAGATTCTGCATCTGTAGATAAATTGTTAAAACCTAAAATAGGAATACCAAACTTCTCTTCAATAAATTCTGGGTCAATTTGAGCACCAGCTTTGACAAATTCAATTACATTTTCCAAGAGTTCTTGCTTATCACTTTCTTTTTCTCTTGATATGCATAATTCAACCCCTTCAAATTCAGTTAAGCCTAAAGCAACTAATTTCTCCATTAACTTCTTAAACCATTTTTCAATGAATTTAATGTCATCCAAAACGAACATGTTAGCAGTATTGGCTCCTTCCTTTACAGATCCTGCCCAAGCTTGGTCCTTCCCGAGGTCTGATCCCAAGATCGCCATAGATATATCAGATTTAAATAATTCATCAGCCGTGCGAAAGATTTCATGAGCACCAGTGTTTGATGTTTCAAGCATCTCTATTTCATCATTAATATCCAACACGATCGATGTCGAGTTGTTGAACTCATTTAAAGCCGCCATGCAATTTTCCATCGACTCCTCATTCGAGCTCATAGTCCGAATAACGATAGAAGGAATTCCAATCTTTGCCAGGTAATCTGATAAAGTACCCGAAGCTTGTTTCAAGTAGAGATAAGATGGGGCAATTTTATTGTATATCCCCAAATAATCAAGGTCTGTTTCATCACAAATTTTAAGCATCCAATTTTTCAGCTTTGGAGAATCTAATGAAACACCTTCATGGGCATTGTATGTAGGCAACAATTGGTTTGTTTTGGGGTTTATAAATTCACGTCTAATCTCTTCAATAGAAAAAGAGCTATCAATAATATCAGTAACTTTTATTGTGGTGTATCCAAACATTTTCGAATCAACACAAATCTTCATAAACTGCTCTATAAAGCCTTCAATTTTATCAGACACACTTTCATCCACTTCTTGATCGTTCTTCTTATACAAACGATCTCGTGAAGTAATAGAGTTCTTTCTGACCTCAACTTTCGAGAACACTGTAGGGTTATCGCTTAGATCTTTATAGAAGTTAATTAATTGCCAATAAGTTGGTACGTTCCCAATAACAGATTGCTGAAAAGTTCTCCATTTGGCCAAATATTGCTTCTCACGATTGAGCTTGCTGTAATTTGGCTTAATTAATTTTTCTGTGTTGGGTGATTTTTTATCTAGGTTTTCAATATTAGATAAATCAATTTTTCCTTTATATTCCATTTTTAATATTCGTTTTTATATTTACCTTCCCAGTTGTTTGTAAATCGTATTCTCATACCACTCTGTTTACCTTCTTGTTTATCGGTCCTCTCTAAATCGATTTCTAACTCACCCTTTTTAATTGATTGGAGGTCCTTTAACGCTTGTTTTGATCGTGATGAACGTAAGTCGTTTTCCATTCCAGTCCTTGTCAACAAATCACAAATCATAATATCCAATACAATACGAACTAAAGTAGGGTTTCTATCATCAATTGTAAATTCAGAATCATCTATGTATTGATTGAAATAGTCTGAGTTGCCAATAAAATCACCAGGTGTTTTACCCGACTGAGCAAATTCCTGCTCGAAATCAATTGCAACAACATCATAAATTTGGTTGTAGGTGCAAGAGCTCTGAATGTATTCTGGAGATTCACCGTTGGGAACATATTTAACTGAGTATTTATTTGTTTTCTTATCAGTCATGTAGACAAGGCTGGTCCCTGTAACTGCAGTTGCTGCACTATAAATTATACCACCACACTCTTCGTCATATTCGTCATTAGGAACAAGGAAAGATAAATCACCATCATTGAAGGTTTTATCTAGTGTTGATTGCCTTTGGTATGGAATCGAATCAAATACTACTTTGCTTTGCCAATATGTTTTATACTCGGGCTCACAAACATTGTTTTTTGCCACATAAATCATTTCTGAGACACTTTCATCTCCTAACAATGTAATTCCTCTCTCCTGTGCAAAATATTTCTTCTCTGCTGTTAATCCAGTATTTGATGGGTCAACTAAAACACGATCACCAAAAGCATATTCTGTGTTTGGTTTAAACTCGATAAAGGGACGCAGCTCTTTATCCATGTCGTAATTGGCCCCTAATGCTTCTCGGACATGTTGTAGAGCTATGCTCTCAGCCATATCAACGTATGAGTCATTGTCACAAGTAGCTTGATCGACCAATTTATGGCTCATTCGGTAATTCAATTCTTTTTTTAATATGAATTTCATTTGTTGTTGTTTTTAAATAAATAGTTTTGCTTTATGGAATGCAAATTAATAATTTGAGTTCCTATAATTCTTTTGTTTTTGGCTGTTGTTGAACTTTCTCGCTAATTGGCCTGAACCACCTCTTTTGTGGGTTTGATATTCGTGCTGATATACATAAAGCATAGAGTAAGCAAAAGTATCAACAAGGTGCCCTCTCATCTCTTGAGCTGATTTCTTTCCAGAGTATGGATCCGTGATTGTTTTCTTCATTTTATCAACGCCTTTTCCATCGGCACTCCAAACACAACACTCGAGATCTTCAATTAATTTTGTAAGGCGTGGATGTATTCTAACCTTTATTGAGTCATCTTCTTCCAATAATTCATTGATGTAATTAGATCTTAAAAATACACTCTCATTGGTTTTTGGTACAACTAATTTTAATTGTTTGGAGGAAAATTGTTTTCTAAAATAATTTAACACAAGAGTGTAAAAGTTAAACCCTTTCTCCAGTTTAGCATCTTCTTTTCGAGATGTTGCATCACCTGTTATGAAAATAAGTTCTTTATGGTCAGAGTATTTCTTATTAAACTCATCGCATGTCTCCTTTAATCCTTTAATACAAATTTCATCAAAGTAATGCATTTCGCCTTCATGTTTTTGCCCGACTAATAATGTTACATGTGGCACCACGTTTTCGTCAAAGCTTAACACAAGTGGTTTTGAAGGATCGTAACAAACTTCATTTGACACATGCTTAGACAAAAGGAAATTGGAAAATATCTCCTGTCCCGAAGCAATAAATCCAAATAATCCAAGGCAGTAAATTTCATAAAACAGCTTATTAGTTTTTTTGTACCGCTCAAGCTGCTTACTGGACTCTGAATCAATGAATTTGTTGTCTTTGTAAGTCGAATGCAACACTTCAACGTCATCACGTTCCTCTTTATGAAATTCACCATAAACCCAATTTGATTTTGATACTGGATTGAAGGTTACGATTATTTTTGCTTTCTCACAGCCAACACCACGGACCCTGGCATTTATTTGAGCAAAGACATTTGCTGAATCCAGTTCAGTAGCTTCTTCAATCCATATACCAGCCGAGAGAGAAGCTATAGATTTGAGTTTCTCCACGTTGTCTAACCCTTTAAAGAGAATTGTCGATCCGTTTTGAAATGTTATTACTTTTTCGGTTTTATTTAATTTGTAAGGGATCCCCCATGACTCTAAAACATCTTTGAATAATTCAATACATGATCCATTGAGACTTGACGATGTTTGCCGAAGAACTAGTAATCTCTTTTTTGATTGGAGGAGTTTTAGAACATATGCTTGAGTCAAGGAATAAGATTTTGAACTTGAAGCGCCTCCATATACCGAAGCAAATCGCTTATTAGAATCAAAAAAATCCCAAATTTTAAAAAATAAGGGATTAAATAATTCTTTATCTATATTTAAATTTCTCATTTAAGATTTTTGTCGATTAACTCAGTCATCTCCCTGATAACTGCTGGTTGGTTAAACGAATGTTCTAAATCGATTGCCAGCTGTTCGACTCTTTCGATTACTTCTTTTTTTGTTAATTTTTTACTTGCCATTTTTTCTTAATTATTGATTGATAAAATTTTTTCCACATCCAACAAGGATATTTTATTTAATAGATCCATGTTGAAATCTGAAAATGTACTTGTCGTTAATTTGTATTGTTTATTCTTATTTTTAAGGTATTTTAAACCTAATTTAAAGTCACCCTTCAATAAAAATACACCTAATACTTCATCGTAAGAGAATAAATCCCCATTCTCACTAGATAAATATTTGATCTTTTTAGTGAATTCTTCATTTGAAATGTTTTTCATTTGCATGAGTTTTATGTTTCCTGAAGATCCACTTCTAAATATACATAGCAATTTATCTTCAGTTACATAATTTAAATTAGAAAAATAATCCATTTCAATTTTTAACTCTTGGTTCATTTTACGATTTGCAGCCCATATAGCAACTCGCTCAGCATTTTTTGGGTCCTTCTTATAATAATTTTGATAGGAATTATATGAAAACCGATTATTCTTAATCCAATTTTTAGTTGCTTCAATCTGTTTTTGTTTGATCTCGTCAGATGAATGATAACGTTCATTCATGTATTTGTTTATTTCTTCTTTTTTCATTTTATTTGTTGTTAAATTTTTTTCCTTTTCCGTAATTATCTAATGCTTTTTGAACCTCATCAAGAGACCATCTGTTTGCAAT